CATACAAGAACTACGCTACCATCGTGCCATCTGAAGTGTCTCCAGGTGTAGAACAGGACATTGGAGTTGAAGTTGCTCAGGACGATATGAAGAAAGGCGATCAACAATTTCTAGAAGCTTTTGAGGCAGCAGGTTTCCAGGGCGCTAAGGCTATCTACGCTAAGCTTCATCCACGTTCGAAGTATCCAGCGCAAGACAGTCAGAGAATCAAGAATCGAAATCAAGAGTGGCTACAGGAGCGCTATGCGAAGATCACAGCCAAGAGCGCAGAACGACAGGCCAAGTACATCCTAAAGCTTGAACAGACTTTCTTCGATCCACTCACGAAATCCACAGCCTTACAGTCCATCGGTCGAACGTTGTTGCAATCGGCCGGTGCTCTTGATCCTGAGTCGGCTGATATGAGCGTTGATAGCATCCAGTTCAACGTGACACTAACCGACAAACCAACAACAGAGGGGCAGGATAAGGAGTGACATATTTGAATGCAGCACAAGCGAACGTGAGAGCAACCAGAGGCATTGTGGACCCCCAAGACTGACAGCGACGAAACTTGCGCAACCTCAAAAATATTATTCCCCTACAAAATTCCCCCATCGAGAAAGTGAGTGACCGAAGATCTAACCAGTATCACACTATCATGGCCACAGTCGGAAATCCTCAGAGCAACAGCCAAGCGAAAAATCATCGTAGCAGGTAGAAGGTTAGGCAAATCGTACATAGCCGTTGTCTTGATGCTGCTGTACGCCCTCAGAGAGCCCAACCGAAACATTCAATATTTGGCACCAACATTTGATCAAGCTAAATCCATCGCTTGGCTACTCCTCTTACAACTCACTCCAGAAAACGCTATCCGTCGATCCTATAAAACGGACTTACGGGTAGTACTCACAAACGGCTCCTCAATCAGACTGCGAGGTATCGAGAACGTCAGCACTTTGAGAGGGGAAGGGGTTGATCTAATCGTCCTGGATGAAGCTCAACTAATGCAGGAGCTAGAAGAAATATGGGATTTAGTCATTGTGCCCACTCTAGCCGAAAAAGATCGAATCGGTGACGCTGTCTTTATTGGTACTCCGGACGGTATGGCCAATGATTTCTACAAGTTCTACCGGGATGCCGAGAGAGGTTACAAGATCATCGACGGGAACAAGGTCACGCTAGAGGATTGGCAAGCCTTCCACTACAGATCCATAGATGGTGGCAGGATTCCAGAGGCAGAGCTAGAGAAGATCCGCAGCACCCTAGATCAGAAGCGGTACAGTCAAGAATTCCTCGCCGATTTTGTCACACTTGGTAGGGGGAGAGTCTACAGCACCTTTAATCCCGCTGTTCATGTTCGAGACGATATCCAAGACGACCCAGAGAAGCCCTTACTGATCGGCCAAGATTTCAACGTCTCTCCAATGTCTAGTGTCGTATTTCAAAAGGTAAACGGGCAGATCCACGTACAGCGCTGCGTCTGCCTCTATGATTCTACGGTCAGCGAAATGTGCGAGGAGATAAAACGGCTGTACCCAGGTCGCAAGATTACTGTAGCTCCTGACCCAAGTGGTGGACGTAGGACGGCCTTAGGAGTCACCGCCCACCAGATCATTAAGCAACACGGTTTTGACATTCATGCGATGACGGACAACCTCAAGATCATGTCCAGGGTCGATAATGTACTGGCGAATTTGCGTGCTGTAGACGGAACGATCAGACTATGTATAAGTGACCATGATTGTGACGAATTGATCCTAGCCCTAACGGCTCAGCAATACGATAAACGTGGGTGGCCCGAAAAAAACAACGTTCATGACCATGTGTTAGATGCTTTGGGTTATGGATTGTGGAGAGAGAGCAACCTATTGAAGCAAGTGTCCAAAATCATCCAGTGGCAACCTATCTAAGAATCGAGGTACAAATGAATGCAACACGGTAACGATCAACCCAACGTAGAAACTCCCGCCTTCAAATCTCAGTTAGGCGAGCTAGCGGACGTTCGCAGGATACAAGAAGGATACCCAGACTATACGGCCTTCCTAACCAGATTCACTAACGAAGATTCTAAAGCCTTCAAAAACCGCAAAGAACGTAGGGGCCTGTTCGATGCGGTCAGCCCTACCATTGCAAACGTTGTCGGGAAGATTCTTCGAACCGATCCAGTATTCGGCAATGATGTTTCAGAGGCGTTTCTAGCGCTCACCAGCAACATAGACAACCGTGGCCAGGGATTCACGCCGTTTATGGATAAGGTGATTTCTGATGCTCTTTGGTCTGGGCACAGCTACCTGTTCATCGATCACACCACAGTAGACGGAGCAGAGAACAGAGCCCAAGAACTAGAGCTAGGGTCACGTCCGTACTGGCTTCACGTTCGCAAGGATGATGTGCCCAACTTCCATCCAGTAGTGATTAGCGGTGTAACGAGACTAGGACAGGCATCAATCAGAGAAGTAGTGACCATCCCTGACCACTTTGGCGTAGAGGAAATAGAGCAGTATCGAGTGTTACGTAGACGGGCAGAGGGAGCTACGTGGCAATTGTACCGAAAGCCCGACAACAAGAGAACATTCGAGCCATTCACCGAAGAAACATTGTTCAGAGCGGCAGGAAACAAACCACTAACAGAAATCCCACTGGTCCCAATTTTTACAAGACAAACAGGATTCATGACAAGTAGACCAAAGTTTATCGAGCTAGCACACTTGGTGATTTGTGACTATCTGCTCAATTCTGACATTCTGCATAATCATCATTTGACAAGCTTTCCGACTCCAGTTTTCAAGAACCTCCAGATTGACGACGAAGGACAGCCAATATCTCTAGGTGGTACTTCGGCAATTCTCACGGATGGTAATGGTGGGGCAGAGATGTTAGAGGCGAGTTCGGCAGGTATTGAAGCAGGTATGAAGCTACGAGCAGAACTAGAGAATAAAATGAGATTCGTCGGGCTCAGAATTCAAGAGTCTAAGGATCTACCAGACAGACAGACAGCAGCGAGCGTAGATGCCATATCAGACGTAGAAGATGTGCTATGCCAGAACGTTGCTAGGCAGATCCAGGACGCTACGGAAACGGCTATGAGCGTCACTGAGCAATTCCTATCCGGTAACAGTCAGGGCGGAACAATCAAATTTGCGCCAAACGAATCACCACAAACCGAGACGGAAACTGAAGGTGAGTGATATGTATAGTCAGACGGGTGAAGATCATTCGTTAAAGACATAGGGAGAGCCTCCAAATGTTGAAACCAGTAGTAAGTAAAGAGGAACACGGCGCTTTAGCAGAGTCTGTGAGAGCGCATTACGTAGAAACGGATGACGGACATTTCAAGTTGGAAACCGAGATCCGAGAACACCCTGACACCCTGGCACTGCGAAACGCTCACGCCATGGAAAAGGATGAAGCCAAGAAGCTAAAAGGGCTCTTGGCAAAGTACGATGGCATTGACCCAAACGAGATAGCCACACTCAAGCGGTCCACAGAACTTGCAGAAAGAGAGAAAGATCTAGCTGAAGGTCGGTTTGATAAAGCTCTCGAAGATGCAACACAGGACCTTAACGAGAAGCTAGCTCAGGCAATCAAGGAACGTGACAAGCTGCAAACCCAAGTACGAACACTGGCAATCAATGACGGTGTAATACGAGCGGTAGCGGCAAAGGAAGGTAACCCAGATCTCTTAGTACCAGTTTTACTAGCTCGTGCTGACATGGATGACAAGGGTAGACCATTCGTCAAGGGTGAAGATGGAAAGCCACTGCTTAGGAAAGGGTGGGCGAATCCAGACGACTATATGACGTTTGACGAACATCTAGAAAACCTGAAAACGAATCCTAGTTATGCCGGAGCTTTTAAGGCGAGTGGCGCAAGTGGTGGTAATGCCCAACAAACAACTAAGACGAGTGAACACAAAGGGACGATGACAGAGAACGCAGACGGTACCCTAGTGTTTGCATAACAATTTTTTGAGGTAACAACAGATGGGCTCTCTAAATAATGTCTTGACTGCTGTGGTCCCTACTATCGGCCCAGCAATTCAAGAAGCACTAACCCAGCGTGGCGGTCTGTTTCCATTCGTGAATACAGATTTCGCACAAGACGCAGCACAACAGGGCGACACAATTAACGTAACGTTTCCCGTCGCACTAACAGCACAAGCTATTGCCGCTTCGCCATCCGGTACGAGCGTAGCAGGTATCACACCTACTCAGACCAGTTTGGTTTTGGATCAATGGTACGAAGCAGGATTCGAGTTGACTCACAAGCAACAAATGGAAATCGGTTCCTTCCCTAGCTGGTTCCGTGAGCAGATTGTAGAAGCAGTGAACGGCCTATACATACAGATGGATACGTCATTCACTTCTGCATCTGTAGCAGGAGCAAAGGACTCTGGTGGAGTTTACGCCTTTGGCTTTAGTGGTTCAAATGCAACGGACTCGCTAACCGGCAGTCTAGAACTATTTGCACACGCCAACAGAATATTAATGGACCAGAAAGCACCAACGGCAAACAGAACTATGCTTCTCACACCGGCAGCAGCAGAGAACTTCCGTCTTAATCAGCAGTTGCAAAGAGTGAACGAAGCTGGCACAGCGGGATTACTCCGAGAGGGATCACTTGGACGCATCATGAAGTTTGACGTGTTCGAGTCCAACTTCTCAGTGGCTGACTCTCTTGGTAGTGGATCGGTCAATCTAGCGATTCAGCGAAATGCGCTCGGTGTTGCAGTTCGACCGGGTAACAGTGGCCCAGGTACCGCTATAATTCTTGACCCTGTGTCCGGTGCTCCACTGACTCTAACTGTATACCAACAAGAGTATCAAGTTAAGTGGACGATATCAGCACTCTGGGGTGTTACTGGTATTCGTGATGCATTTATCTACGCATTTACTGATACTGCGTAACTGAAAAGACAAAACATAGCAGTACAATTTATAAGGGAGCGGGGAATAAGCTCCGCTTCCTTTTTTGTTGGAGTAAATGAATGATCGACGCAGAAGTTGGAGGCAGTAACTCAAATTCATACGTCACGAGTTTGGAAGCAACTACGTATTTCTCTACTCGTTTTGACTCAGGATCGTGGCAGAGCGCAACAGATGGGCAAAAGTCAGGTTCGTTGCTCAGTGCTACGAATCTTTTAGAACAGAGAGAATGGGCAGGCACTGCTGTAACATCTACGCAAGCTCTCCATTGGCCACGTAACGGAATACTAAAACGAGTCGGATTCAGTCTAGAGTCAACTACGGCGATTCCACAACGGATTAAGAACGCTCAGTTTGAATTGGCGAACTCTTTGATTGAAGGAACGATAGATCTAAGCCCGACCAATGACACGTTCGACGGCAATTTGAAGATCGGTCCTATCAGCATTCCAAAAAAGATTCGAGGCAGTAAGACAAAGTGGCCAGTAATCGTAACAAGAGAGCTAAGGGGTCTGTTGCTCTACGATAGTGTACGGACGGTGAGAGCATGAGTATCGCAACAGATCTACAAGGTGATATCACAGCCGCTCTCAATGACTTTGGTACGGTCGCCACGTTCAGAAGTATCGCTCATGGAGTACGTGTAATTGGTTCGGGTTCAGTTGATGTCGTTACAGAAACATCAATCAAGGTAGTGCCCGATAGTTACAGCGCATTTGACATTGGGAACGGCGTAGCAACTGAGTCTGACATAAAGATAATTGTAGATGGTGCAGACTTTACTACTCCACCAACCCAAGATGATGAAGTCGAATTACTAGGAGTCATCTATAAAATTGGGAGAGTGGAAACTACGATACTGCAAGGCACAAAACTGATATACACGATCAAGCTTCGAGGGAACTAAGTGAGCATCTACACGAATCACAACACCCTCCAAGCCGGGATGATAAGAGAGCTAGAGCGATTGCAGGATGAATTACTAGACGATGCGCTAACGACAGTAAAAAAGCGCAGTCCTAGAGATACTGGCGAGCTTGAAGAATCATGGGAACGTAAAGGGGACAAAGTAACGTCTGATGCTGAACACTCTGCGTATATGGAATATGGTGTAAAGAGTAAGGGTATCAAAGCACAGCGACCAGTGAGAAAGACTATCGCTCGTGTCAAAAGGATCTTGAAAACGAAAGCCAAAGAGGCACAAGCGAGATTATGAGCACTACCCTACGTGACGCACTTGTTGACATCGAAACCCATTTTAGTAGCTCTTATGGGTCAACATCGTTTGTGCAGTATGCGAACGAACCTAGTGGTAACCCGACAGGATCAGCGTGGATATCATTTGCCGTAGAGATACCAGAGGGCGACCGAATCACACTAGCAGGTACAAATGAGCTTACAGGATTTATTGACGTACTCATTTACATACCAAAGAACGAAGGCATTTGGGACAACTTGATAGATATAGCTGATGCAGTGAGAACAGCGCTAAGCAACGTTCATATAGGCGACGTTGTATTTGAAGCTTCATCGGGTATTCAAAGCGCACCAGACGAAGCAGAATTTTACGTTACGAATATTACAACATTCTTTTCAATCACAGAAAGGAACTAACACAAGAGAGGTATAAAACATGGCAGCACCTTTTCAGGGAAGCGGCGGGGGTGTATCGATCTCCGGTTCCGCAATAGCACAGGTCAAAGGCTGGAGTTACAGCGGCCTAGACAGGGAAATCCTAGACGCAACCGTTTTGGGTAATACAGTAAAGAAGAAGGAACTAAGTGAGCTTCTAGATCCAGGTACAGCAACCGCAGATCTCCTATTCGACTATGCAGGGAAACAGCGATCTGTAATTGATGCAATTCTAACCGGCAGCACGAGTCCACAACTGCAAGTAGATCTAACTGTGAGTGGCTCTAGCGTGGTGTCTGGTTCGGCACTGGCTCACAACCTATCAATTACGAATAGCGGTAATGAGTTTGTTGCAGCGAGTTGTGATTTCGAGTTTACGGATTCCGTGCCGATCATAACACAGCCACCGGCTTAATATGTTTTACGAGCAGAAGAAAACTAAACGCTCTATCAAAGTGAATGAGTGGAGTAAGACTTTGTACTTCACTCCGCTCTGTCTTGCTGATATTGAACGGGTAAACACTGTTATTGGTGATGAGAATGTTACACCGTTGTCTCGCCAAGTGCATCTACTGATCTTGAAAGCTTGTGATAAGAGCGGCAAACGGATTTTGAACATTGGTGATTTTGACGGGCTCATGAACAAAGGAGATCCAATTGTTCTAGGTCGTGTAATTCAATTCATGAGTAACGAAGAAACACGAGAGGATCTGGAAAAAAACGCATAAAGCTGAGGTATCTGATTTTCGCCAGTGAACACAATAGAGCCCTCAGCGAAGTCCAACACTTACCTCTGTCTGATATCGTTGCATGGGAAGTACTAGAACAAATGCGTAATGAAGAAAGAGAGGCAAAGCAAAAACATGTGAGGTAGCAACGAGTGGCAACACTATTCCAGTTAGGTCTTGAGCTTAAAGTTGATAAAGCTGTAAGTGGCATAAACAGAGTTGACAGAAAGCTAAGTGGACTACAGAAGCAGGGACAGAAGCTAGGCAAGGTACTCAAGGGTGCGTTTGTATTGACTGGTGCTGTAGTCGCAATCCGAAGTGTCACCAGAGCATTCACGGCTTTAGCAGATGCAGCACGGGCAGGTGAGCAAAGTGCTGCAAAGCTTCAGAGTGTACTTTCCGCCACAGGATTCGCAGCAGGACAGACTACCGTTGATCTTGAAAACATGGTGCAGGCGCTTGAATCTGTCACCTTGTTTAACGATGATGAATTGCGTAACTCTGCCGCTCAGTTGCTCACCTTCCGACAAGTAACCGGCGACACCTTTGAACGAACATTAAAAGCAGCCGCTGATCTCTCCACCGTATTAGATCAAGACTTACGGTCATCCATCATCATGCTTGGTAAGGCTACGTCTGATCCTGTTGCACAAATGACAGCCTTGTCCCGTGTTGGAATCATCCTATCAGATGTCCAGAAAACCCAGATTAAACGATTCGCAGCACTTGGAGATACCGCCAGTGCAGCAGCAGTAATCCTAAAGGAAGTAGAGAACCAAGTAGGAGGTGCAGCAGCCGGGGCAAATATTGGTTTGTCTGGTGCTGTGAATGAATTGGGTAAGGCATGGGACGATATGTTGGAGCAAATGTCTCGCACTGGTCCCATATCGACTGCTACAATTGCAATCACTGGTTTAGCAACGGCACTAATTCGAGCTATACAAGGACCTACTGAACTAGACCATGTAATCATTCAGTTAGACAAGATCCAGGAAAAGATTGCAAAACTCATAAAGGACAATACCTCGCCAACTGGGCTCTTTAATGTTCGTGAGTCAAACTTTGTAGATGCCCGATTAGAAGAACTAAGAACGTTGGAAGCAGGATACAAGGCTTTCATTGACGAAGCTAAGGGGATAACAGAAGCAGAACAAAGAATAATTGACGCACTTCCAACACCTCGAACCTCACCCATATTTGATCTTAATACAGTTGTTGTGGATATGGCTGTGTCCACCGATAACGCAACAGAGGCCACAGCACGACTAGGAGAAAACTGGAAAGATATAGACCGTTTAGTTGGTGGCACTGGCAAACGGTGGGGTCAGGAAGTGGACATTATGGGTTTGGCGTGGGATGAAGCGATCAGAAACATGCAGGATACGTTTTCACAATTCATTAACAAGATATTTACAGACATTCGTTCGGTTGGTGATTTGTTAGGTGGTCTAGGTAATGCGTTAATCAGTATTGGCTCACAGGCTGCTTCTGCTTCGTTGTTCAAAGAGCTAGGTATTGGTCAATTCGCAACTGGCGGTGTTGTTGGTGGTCCTGTTGGTGCTCCGCAGTTAGCGCTTGTTCATGGTGGTGAAACAATCCGCACACCACAACAGGAAAGCGGTAGAGGGCCTATCTCGATCACGTTCCATATCCAAGAGACGAACGATGCAGAGGCTACCGCTCGTGCTGTCCGTCGCCAAATACTTGAAACTCTAAGAGAGAATTCTGTTGGGAGGCTTTTCTAATGCTCGACTATCCAAACCAGACACCACGAGAGGCAGGTGATTTTGAAGGACCACCGGCGAAATCGATGACAACTTTAGCAGGAAATATCATAACTATGGACGGTGCTGCTCGTGGTCGTAAATGGGAAGAGACAACGAGGATAAATTTTGCTGACTCCGGATCATTAGAACTACTTGCTTTTGTTCGACGTGTAGTGAGAGACGGTAGTGAGTACACAAAAACACATCCACATTATCTAGGAACAGCTACAGGCTCTCTCTGGATCTCAGGCAGCGCTCAAACTGGTACAGACATAATGGTGAGTAGCAGTGTCCCTAATACTACGATCCTCACAGCGGGCAGCATCGTTAGAGCAGACGGAGCGAGTCTAGTGTTGGATGTATTGAGTGATGTAACTACAGATGCGAGCGGTGAAGCAACAATGTCGGTCAATCCTCCAATTCTAACAGCCTATGACAATGATGCAGCAGTGACACAGAGCAACGTAAACATTGATT